TCGAGTTAAAGAAGGGTCTTTAACATCTAATGATTTAAAGAAAATACAAGAGTTTTTTAGAAAGAAGATAGATTCTATTAAAGCTATTGATACACCTGCTGAAAAATTAAAGCAAGGATACGATGATGCTTATAAAGCTATTAAAGGTTTAATTCTTAGAAATGATGCTGATGGGACAATAGCTAAAGCAAACGATGCCTACATGAAACGAGCTAGGTTTTTAGAAGCTGTTAATAAGAATGTAACTGAGATAAAAGGAGGACAAGGCAACTTTAGTCCTTCTCAATTAGCACAAGTAGCTGCTAAACAAGGTACTCCTTCACAAGCTGCTAAAGGTGCTGCTCCGTTACAGCCAGAAGCTAACCGTGCATTAGATATTGTTGGTGATACAACAGACGAAGCACAGAAGTTCCGTAATATAATGATTGCAGGTAAACTTACTGGTTTAGGTGCGTTAGGATTATTTTCCCCAACTATAGCTATTCCTATTCTAACTGCGTCTGGGCTGTCATACGCAGCTGCTAAATCATTAATGAAAGACCCAGGTGCTACAAGATTAGCTGTGCAAAAAGCTTTAAGAGAAAACCCACAATTGATAGGAAACATTGCATCTCAACAAGGTTTATTTGGTGCAGGACAACGATGAAGACTATGCTATACCTTTGGCTAGGTCTAGTGATTGTTTGTCTAAGCTATGTCCCAGTACACGCACAGACGATAGTTACTGATTCTACTTCTAATAGTAAGACCAAGGTAGAGTCTCCTCCTCCTTCAGCTATCTCACCGTCTATTACAACCATCAATAACAAGATGTGTAGTAGCGGTGTGGCTGCAGCGGTACAGACTCAAATCTTTGGTATTTCGATGGGAACTACTGTCAGAGATTCTAACTGTGAAATGATTATCAAGGCTGAGTCACTGTTCAATATGCAGATGAAGACTGCTGCGGTGTCAGTGATGTGTCAAGATGCTGCTATTTGGTGGGCTATGTGGGACGCTGGTACATTCTGTCCAATAGAAGGTAAAGTAGGTGTTGAAGCTAAGAACTATTGGCTAAACAACGAAGCATTGATTCCTACTCGTCCTAAGATAAGATGAAATGGTTGGTAGCCTTTCTAGCCTGTATTGGCATAGCACAGGCTCAAGTTATACAGCATCAAATCAGTGATGATGGCTACGCTAGAGTTCCACTACAGTTTGCTTTTCCTTACTACGGTCGTGTGTTCACTGAATCTTATATGTTCAGTAACGGTGTTGTTGGTTTCCTCAATCCGACAAATCACTTCTGTTGTTCAGGATATGACATAACACAGCCTAATCATCCGTTTAGCTTTGCTATTATGCCACTGCAGACGGACTTGATTAACTACGGTCAAGGTAGGTTCTTAACTGAAGGAACTGCACAGTATCAGCGGTACAAGTGGGAAAACATCAGTGAGTACGGTAGACCGCAGAACTTAAACACTTTCGGTGTTGAGATTAGACCTACTGGCTTTATTGGTATGCACTATGAACAAATCAATATCGACCCTAGTAGACCTGTAACAATGGGTATGACTGGAGATAGTTCACTGAACCAGTACACCTTGCACTACAGTGGTGCAGGGTTTAATAGAACAGAAAATGTGTCGTATATTACACATTCTACTGGGGATATATGCTTAACAGACCCTCTGTTTAGTCCTAGCTGTGCAGGGTATGCTCAAGCTTATTTAACACAACAATGTGGATTAAATGCTCTCTATGACCCAAGCTGTCCAGGATACACTCAAGCTTATTACAATCAACAATGCAGCACTAACCCGTTGTATGACAGAGGATGTAGTGGATACGCAGAAGCTTATGCACTTGCTAACATTGTGTCAACACCAAGGACAGTTGTTTCAGCACCAGTACTTCAAGTCAGTACAACAGGCACAGTTAGCGTTGAAACTCCTATCGTGTCTGACACAGTTGTCAACGAAGTCATAACGAGACCAGTCAATGCTACCGCATCAGTTCAACAGAATAATACGCAAACTGCAACTCAAACTGCCCAAGCAGAACCAAAGGCTGAGAAGAAAACGGAAGCTAAACCAGTGGCAAAGTCGACTAGAGCTGAAGCTAAGAATGAAGTCACGCAGACAGCACCAGTAATGGTCGATGTTCCGATGCAGGTACAGCCATTAATGATTGTCGATATGCTGTTTAGGAATATGGTTAAGAAACCAATACAAGATAATAACAGGAGCTACTATGCTCTGATAATGGGAAGTCAGAAAACACACGAGGAGATGGTAGATGAGCAGTACAGAAAAAGAGATTAGCGTAGCTGGCTTCAGCTTTAAACTGACTAACAAACTTATGGTGATGGTTATTGCTATTGCTCCAGTTGTTGGCGGTGCATTCTGGGGTGCTTTTGAAGTCTACAATGACTATATGTCTATGCGTTCTGCCATCAAGAGCTATGTCAGCCCAGACTTTACTGACTACGATAAGAAGATAGCTCTATTAGAAGAGTCTACAGCTAAAGTGAACGACTACACCAGAGACATCAAGAATGACATCAAGAACGATGTGCGTCGCCTAGAGAAGGTAGTAGAGCAGGTTGAGAGAGACGGTAAGCAGTTGTCTCGTGATGTTGACAAAGACCTTCGTGAGATGCGTAGAGAGACTGACAGCAAGATTAAAAGAGCTTTAGATAACCCATTGGCAAACAAGGAGTAAGTATGTTTTCATTAATTTCAACACTAGGTGGATTGTTAGTCTCAGGACTACCTAGTCTACTAGGTTTCTTCCAAGACAAGTCTGACAAGAAACATGAGTTAGAACTAGCTCAGATGCAGACTGACAGAGAGCTACAGATGATGGAGCGAGGGTTCATTGCTCAAGCCAAAGTAGAAGAGATTCGTACAGACCAAATCATGATGGAAACTGACTCTGAGATGACCAAGGCTGCCTATGCACACGATGCTAAGGTGCTTGAGAGAGCGTCTCCTTGGGCTTCTACATTCGTTGCTACTGTTCGCCCTGTAGTGACTTACTTGTTTGTGGCTGAGTTGTTCATCATCAATACCGGTATTGGTTGGTATCTATTCACTCACGGTACTTTGATTACAAGCGTTGATGACTTCCTTAGAGCCACTGACATGATATTCAGTGAAGATGAGATGGCGATGCTTGGAGCTATCATCGGCTACTGGTTCGGTTCTAGAGGCTGGTCTAAGAAATGAAAGTAAGTCAAAAGTGTATAGAACAGATTAAGAAAGATGAGGGTGTCCGTAACAAGCCTTATCAATGTCCTGCACTTTTATGGACGGTTGGGGTTGGTCATGTTATTGACCCCCATCACGCTAAAGTTCCAATGGCTGATAGAAAAGCACTCCCTATTCCTGCAGGTTGGGATAGGATTCTAACTTCAATAGAGATAGACGACATCCTTCGTACAGACCTTAACAGGTTTGAAGCTGGTGTCTTGCGTCTGATTAAAGTACCATTGACTCAAGGACAGTTTGATGCCTTGGTGAGCTTTAGCTTTAATGTAGGCTTAGGTAACTTACAGAACTCTACATTGCGTATGAAGGTCAATAGAGGCGAATACGAGGCTGCCGCAGAGCAGTTCCTAGTCTGGACCAAGGCTGGTGGTAAAGTTCTTAAAGGCTTAGTTATTAGACGAACCCACGAAAAAGAGATGTTCGAGTCTTAATATTACCGTTCGGGAAAGTTTGCTTAAATATTGTGCAAATAACAGCTTTTATTACCGTTCGGGAAAGTTTATGCAAATCCTCTTTTGAAAAGTGGAATTACATGAAAACCCATAAAAATATCCTTATAAATCGGAAAACTACCGATTAACTGTGTAAAAAAAGACAGCCCCGAAGGGCTGCCATAAAGGTCTCGGAAGGAGACTACACAAGGAAACTATTTAACAGGCTTGTAGGACTTTAACGCTTCTCTAAGAACATCGTTAATACCCCTACTGAGTAGAAACTCTTTAGCCTCTTCATCAAGCTCTAGTTCAATAATAGCCGAACCATCCGCTTCTTCAATAAGTTTTAATAAGTCTATCTTCATTTTACTGGACAAGCTCCTGAAGCACACTCATCACCGCCATCGAAAGATGCTTCATCAATCTTAGTGATTAGTTTAGTTTTAGATACCAACTCATCATAAGCTTCTTTTGTTATCTCTTCATAAGGGGCTTGTTTAAAGCCATGCTCACTGTGTAACAAGAAAGACAAAGACTTATGATTGTTCTTGTAGTTCTTAGCTAGATACTTTTTAATTTCAGGTAACTCTTCTTTACGGTAGTAAACAGTACAAGACACAGAGTTATCACTCCAAACTTCCTGTAACCATTTAACTGTCTCTAACTGAGAGATAGCTGTCATTTCACTAGCTAAAACAGTTCCTTCTGGATAGGCAAAAGGGAAAGACACGACAACAGTGCTGTGGTCTTCAGAGCCATCAAAGTTCTGCTGATACTCTACAGGATAGCCATGCTCACGACATACATTAACCAACGAATGGTCGGCTGAGATGCGGATACGACGAATCATATACTGAGCGTAAGCAGGATGACAACCTGGAGTAACACCTGGCAACAAAGACAATGTACCACTAGGCTTAACAGTTGTAATCTTTACTGATGTCGGGAAGCCGTGCTCTTCGCTATACTTATTGTCAAAGTAACGAAGTTGTGTATAAGCAGGTCTTAACCAAGCTTTTTGTTCTTCGCTTGCTTGTAGTACACCTGTAACTCCAATACCCATCCGCATATTCTTATGGACAATATCAGCTGTCTCATCTAAGTGACAAGGTAGAGCTAAAGAGTGCTTGTTGATGCGGTATAGCAACTGACAGATGTCTACAAACTCTTCGTATGTTGACACATTAGGAAGCCATACTTCAGCCAGACAGCAAGTCTCATAAGCAGCTAGTGATTGTTCTGCACATGGGTTGTAACCTTGAACATCAGGGTCTGGATACTGTGTCTCACCTAAACGACCCATCTTACGACTTAGTTTAAGATTGATTAAACCGTAGGGTTCTCCCTTACCTTCATAACCATCCCAGAAGTACTCGTGCAAGTCTTTGATGTCGTTACACACTACTGAGTTGTTAGACATCGCTCTCCATGATGGAATGTTACCCATGTCCCAACGCTTTGCTAACAAGTATTCAACATCGTCAGCATCACCAATAGCAATCTGTGCAGAGCGACGCACATTACCAGCCACGACAACAGCACCAATAATGTTCATAATATCTAAGCAGTCAATAGGGCGGAGATTACGACCAACTCTCTTCTCTAACACTTCACTAATCTTATTAATACCCCAGCATAGGTCTTCTGGACCACTAGCTGTACCACCAAAGCCTTTGATTGGAGCACCCTTACCACGGATGTTCATTGTAGAGAAAGAGAATGTACTCTTCTTGTCGCTTAGAAAAGCTGCTTTAAGCGTTTTACCGAGAAGTGCAACCCATCCCTCCCTAGAATCAGGAACAATAAAATCAGCATCGGCAACATCAAGGCGAGTCGGAGCAGAAAAGCTGGGATTAACAATAGGTAATTTATCAACATTAACTTTCTGAATATTATAACCAACACCAGAGCCAAGCATTAACATATCCATCGCCCATGTGAAAGGACGAACAGGCTCATTGATAACAGTAAAAGCACAGTTTTGAAGACTGGCTAGACCTAACTTGTCTACAGTACCTGTCCCCATTTGCCAAAGAAATCGACCAGCAACAGTGCCTTTCAATTCCATTAAGTATTTTTTCAATCTTTCATTTTCTTCTTGTGTAAAACCAACATTCAACTGCTTGTTCGCTGATGTGATTACACGATTCACTGTGTCTTCAAACTCTTCTGTAGGGCTATTAATATCTGCTTCGTTCATACGACGAGCATAAGTTCTTTTATAAGTAATGTACCCAACGGTACTAAACGGTGTGTTAATCATTTTTATCCTTTTCGTGTTCAACTCTGTGACAATTTGCACAAAGTAATATGCATTTGTCCAGCTCCTTTTGTATTCTTGTCCAACTGTA